CGCATAAATGCAAATTCCCAACTGCTTCTGTATGTAGGCGTTTTGGTTCCTACATACTTATCGGGATTTTTGAGTGTGAATTTACCTTGTGCAAAGCGGCCCATTAAATTATTATGTTTCTGCGTTCAAACTTTTCTTGAGAGTTAGTAACTCTAAAACCAAGTGTACTAATTTTCTGTCTATTATAGTTAAGTATTGTAGCAACAATTTCACTTAACTGAACCTGTGTAAGTCCCTGCAGTGTGTCAATTAATTCGAATACATTTACTTGGTCAATTTTTGCTTGTTGTAGTAGCACAGTTGCAGTACTAATGGCACTGGTTTTTTCGAATCCTTTGTTTTCAAAAAACCCAATTACTGCATCTATTTGATTACTAGGATATGAAACACTTTTAATCAAATACTGATCAAAAAATTCTTTTACTTCTTCTGCACTATCATCTACAGTTTGTGACGGTAAGTTACTCATTATGCATTCCTTAATGGTGCTCTCTGTGCTGACACATTTACACTTTCGCCAGCATTTTCTCTACTGGTGTTTATAATTTCGCTGGCTAACTGCACAGTCTTTAAATCATTATTATTTAAGCGATCTGAAGTTTCATCAACTAGAGCCTGGCGCTCTTGATCATTGAGGTTAGCAAAGTTTGTTAGTCCTTCTGCAAAAGTGGGCGGAGGAGTTTGATTGTCTCCTGCAATGATTCCTAGTGCATACATTTTTCTTGCAAGTGCTTCTTGTTGTGCAGGATTATTTGCAAATGCTTCTTGTATTTCAGCGTTTTGTAGAGTCTTAATTTCTTTTTTAGTTGCTACTGGTGCTGCAACAGTACTTTGTGTACCAGTTCCTCCTTGTTTAGGAAAGTTAGAATTAGTAAGTCCGCTTACATTTACACCACTTGCTGCACCCAGTGCTCTGCCAGTTACTGACAATGCTTCATTTCGTAAACCTTCTGAAGTTAATTCTCTAGCGTTTCTAATAGTGTTTGTAGCTGTAATAATTGAACCTATACCAAATTGTCCTGAAGCAATATCGTTAAGTACACTACTGCCGCCAGCTAATACACCACTAGAACCAAACAAAGAAGTTGCATTACCGGCAGCAATTGGGCTCGGAGTTGTGTCATAGTGTTCTTCGCCAAATCCTACTGGTGCAACACCTTCTTCGATAGGACCATCTGCATAAAATACACTTTCGTATGCCACAGTCATTGTGCTCTGAACTGGTTCTGCTCCCATGCTGCTTTCTAGTGTATCATGATCCCAACTTTGAATTATAGGATTTACTAGTGTAAGGGTAGTATACTGGCGACGTGCCATTTGTGAAATCTGTATGCTATTAAAGAAAGGATAGTAACTGTCGTTGTCAAAGCCGTATCGGTTACTGTTAAACTCTGTACCTTCGTATGTATTATATCTTCTATAAGCTCTTGAAGTTTGATCTGGTCGTCCTGCACCATCTGTGGCGCCGTGTGTTCCATCACGATAATAATACTGATAGTATGCAGCCCACATCTGTGTGGTAAGTCCTTGATTGTCATCATGGAACACGATGCTTACAGGGTTATAATCAATTCTAGTTTGAAGATTCTTTTTGCGATTGTATTTGTTTTTGGTCTCTACTTGTATATCAAACTTGGGCATAGTAACACTCTTGACTAGCATGTTTACTTCTAGTCCATGCTTTTTATCCCAGTTAGGCGAAACTTTGCTTATTGCATTTTCATTTAAATTAAATGAAACGTGATATAGAAACTTTTGTTTAGGAGCAAGCCTAAAATTGTCATCTGTAAATAATCTAGCCGCATGGGTATAATCTGCCATGTTGCCTTTGGGGCTCAACGCTCCGTTTACTAGATTATTGAAAAAACCGTTAAATCTCGACATGCAAATATTTATCCGAATAGATTAAGTGCGTAGATAATGAAAAAGGGGCGCAGGGCCCCTTAATCTTGCAGTATGCTGTTAGAAATATTAGCCTACGCCAGTTGCTGACGCAATGCCTGCTACGCTTCTGCCAATTGCTGTACCAACACCGCCGCCTCCAGCGCCTTGTGTTTGAATAGCATTGTCGTACTTGACAGTAAGTGCAACTGTAACTGGTTCGTTAGCTGAGTACGCTAACTGGTTATAGTTTGCACTTTCTAGGTAACAGCCGTATAGCTCGAATGTTTCTAGTACTTCTGGTTGGAAGTTACCGTTGCCGCCGTCTAGTATTTCGATTCTAGTTACAAACTTGTAGTCAATACCGCTTGCTGCACTTGACTGTTCCATAAAGTCGAACTGTCTTTGTAGCTGCTCGCCGACCAGTTTTTGTACTGCGCCAGTAGCATCGTCTCTCAAGTTTAGAGTAATAGCTTCCCATGTATGCTTACCTGCAAGATATACTCTTGAGTTGTAAACATCAATGGTCATAGTCTCGAAGCTAACGTTGGGTCTAGTAACATCAACTACTTGTTTTGTAAGTTCTGTAACTTCACCTGCACTTACACCAAAGTTTTCCAGTGACACTCGAAAGCGATACTGGAGTTTTGGCATAAGCAACCCTTGTGTAGAGTTGCTCGCATCTGAAGCTAGTGGAACTGTGATCTTTGATAGTGATGAAATAGCCATTTAATTTGCTCCTACGTTAATATTATTTATCATCTTATAAGCCTGCTATTTCACCAGTGTTTTTCAAGCGTAGTGGAATGTAAACAAACTCTACTGCCTTGACTGGTTCAATTGCAATATCTAGATATAGCTCATTACGATCGATTCTACTTGGTGTGTTGTTGCTTTCATCACACACAACTAGGAAGTCGAAAAGTGCTCTAGATCCTACAAGTTCTAGCATTAAGCTTTCTGCTGCTTGCTTGATTTGATCACGAGTGATCTTGTCATTTGGCTCGAAGATATAAGGTTTAGCAAGTAAATTAAGCTGACTGCGTAAGTAGATTACAAGTCTTGCTACGTTAATTCTATCAAGAGCACTAGCTCCTCTTGCACGAGTCTTTTGACCGTACGCAACAAGTCCTGCACCACTAATAAATGTGATCGGATTAATTGCATTTGCGTACAATGTGTCACGCTGTCCTTCGTTAAGCGCAATGCTTACGAATTCGCCTTCTGCATCCACAAATCCTGTTGCTGTTGCATTAGTAATGCCGCCGCGTCTTGTACCTGCTGGTGCAAACCATGGATAGCTAACCTGATCGCTCAGTGCAATAGTACGTAGCATCATGTGGCTTGGTGGAACAACTACGTTGTTGCCTGCATTGTCACTTGTAAAGCCCCATGGATAAAATACCCCTAGGTATTCGTCTCTGCTTACAAGACCGTCGTCGTTGTCTTCAACTGCTAGGTTAACGTTAGTACCCCATTCATTTAGTGAAGTAGCGTCTGATGTTAATCTTGCTGGACTATCGCCTACGATAAATGCACTTAAACCTCTGTCAAAGTTCAAGCTAATCATTTCACCGATAAGCTCTGGATATCCAGGTGTTGCCATTAAGTTGAATATACGTGATTCGTCATCGCGGATATCATCGTTGCTGTTAAGCATTGCTTGTAGCTGTTGTACAACAACTTTACGCTGTGCAATACGTCCGAAGCTACCTGCACCGTCTTCTTGGTTACCTGACTCAGTTACCCAACGATGTGGATAGTAGTTAAGCATTGCTTCGCCGTCGTTGAAACGAATGTTGTCCTGTGACTGTGTAATGTAGTTGCGTACAAAACGCTTGACATTAAATCCACTTCTGCGTAGATTCCATAGCAGCATACCACGTGGGTAAAGTGCAGGATCTGGAGCATCTGGGTCAATAAAGTCAGTAGTTAGTAGATCTACAATACTAGCCGCAGTGTCTGAATTTGCACCGTTTGTGCCGTATCGTGCATCCGCAAACAGAATACCATCTTCTGTAGTTTGGTCGCCTTTGTCTACAGGCATCCAATTGTTTAGTATACCGTTGTACTTGTAGATAAGTGGATAATTTTCTAGATCAGCTGTGCTAATCCAAATATCGCCATCTACTAGTGCAGTGCCGTCGCTTTGTACAGTTGGCTCACTTGCTGCTACAATTGGTCCTGCTGGATCAGTTGACAGTGTATCATCTGCATTCCAGAACGGACTTGTAGGGCTTTGATAACCGACCCATGTATTGCCGTCGTGTACCATAATATCAACTTCGTCAACAATTGAGTTGTACCATACTGCACCATCTCTTGTAAGTGATGTAGGTGCATCGTCAGTTGATTCGTATCCTAGTGGCGCCCAGCCGCTGATCATGTACTCTGCAGGATCAGTACCTGCACCTGTTCCCGGAACATAGTACAAGTTTGGAGTACCAGTAGTTGAATCAACATACGGTGCTAGACCTATTTCAGTGAATAATCCGTCTGTATCAACTACACGAATTTCGCCGCCGTCGTTGTGAGTAATTGTTACTCTATTTTGACTGTCTACACTTGCTTCAATGTTTGCAAATCCAGCAGCATTAATTGCATTTGCAATAACGTCTGCATCGCCCGAAGCGCCTGCTGCTGCAAGAGAAACTGTAACAACTGAACTTAATGCAGCTTGTCCTGTAACTGACTCTTGAATGTCTAGCGAATAACTTCCGCCAGTTACTTGATCAGTAATTCTGCTACTAACAATGCTAGTGCGTCCTGTTACTGCTCTTGTAAAGATTTTAAAATCTGCAAGCGGGTCTGCTGCTTCTGTAATATTGCTTTGAACATACAGTTCACCAAATGCTAGGTTTGCTCC